ATATTCTAATTGTGTCTGGAACTGATACAGAATCACCATCCTTATTGACTAAAGAAAATGCAAATCTTAATTCATCTGTTGGAGAGTTTTTAGAAAAATCAACACTTGGAGCAGTTAAATGTATATGGTTTGACCCAGGCTCAATAACAATATTGTCAACTCCACCAGAACCACCACCATCTAAGGTTAAGTCTGAATCATCTCCTTGAATTAATATTGTGTTATTTAAAAACCTTGCACGTTCATATCTTTCAAGACGATTTGTTTTATAGAAAATAGCATTATCTGCGTTTGTCTGAAATACATTATTTGTTGCAATAATATTATCATCTTCTGGATCATCCAAAGGTGCAGTGATTGTTGGTATTGCTGTGGCTGCAGAGGCAGTATGATGAACCCAGGTTTCTCCCTGTGCAAAAGAAAATACAGTCTTACTATCGTTAGCACCAGCAGATGGGTTTGATCCTGCAGAGTATAAGCCTACCTCAGTAATTTCATATCTTTCTTCTGTTGGTAGTTCTGCGGTTAGTACAATTTTATCTATACCGTTTTCATTTACAAACCCTCTTGAAGAAATTGGAACTCTAAACATTTCAAAATCAAGGTTTTCTTTTGTTGCAAAGTCGTCTGCAACATCTTCTGTTTGTAACGGTTGCGGTCCACAACCAATTGCAAGATATGAGGCATAGGCAGGGGCCTGACCAAGCATATACTTGCCAATTATGCTCTTACCCTTATTAGTTATCATGACGTAGTTGCTCCAAAGTTCGCTTCATATATTGTACCATTTATGGCGATTTCAATCTGTATTTGTTCATCATTATTCATATTAATAGTCTCAATAATTAAATCACCAGTTTCTTCTTCAATATAAACATTTTCACCATTTGGTCCATTACCCTCTAAAGGAACTTTTTCTTCAAATTTAATTGCAAAGTTAGCAAAATATGTATCTGATGTTAGTTGTAGCCTTAAAATATTGTTTGGGTTGTATCTTTGCTGGACTAAGCCAAGATTTTTAATTGGCGAATAGGAAACTCTTTGACCATTTATAATGTCGTTTCTAGAAACACTTAGTAACTCATGACCACCAATATCTTCAAATATTAAATCTGTCATAATCTCTACAGACATAGACTGATCATCAAAAAGAACAGTATCTATTGGGGCAGTCTTAGTTGGTGCAGGAGAATAGGCTGAAACAACTGTTGCGTTTGAAGGAGTTTGTGGAACTGGAGATACTGTCACTTTATACCTCACTCAAATAAATTGTCATTGTTGGGCCACTTTCCGATCTTTGATATTCTATATTATAAACTACAAACCTAGAAGAATCTTTAGAAACTAATTCTAAACCAGATGAATCTTTATAGTCTATAGTTACAATGTCGCCAAGTTGTAATGTTGGAATGCTAAATATGTTCATACCAACAGATTTTTTAGGTACCATTAATTTATTGATAATCCAGTTCATCATTGCATCTGCATCATCTTGCGTCTGGATATAGGGACTATCAATACTAAATTCATTCTTACCGTATGTTAGTCTACTTAATTTTATTTCATCATACCTTGATTTTTCAACCAGCGTAGAGTAAGTTGATGTGCTTCCAAGTAGTTCTGGATCAGATAGGTTGCCACGCTTCTTGAAGAATTCATCTACAGTTAGTTCATGAGTTGTATCTTGTGTAAATGTGATTCCTTGAATTCTTAAAAAATTTCCAGTTGTTTCATCTAGATTTAATGCTTTATCTGTTGAATTAAATATTAAAAATTCTGCACCGTATGAGTCTGCATAAAATCCAGAGGTTGTGTACCCCTTTATATTATTAAAGGTTGGTGAAAGTTTTGCATAAAGTGCTGGGTATGCACGATCATACTTAATGTCAAAGTATGCACATTCACGCATAATAGACCCAAACTCTTCAAAATAAAGATTATACTTTGGTGGCTGTTGAGCACTAATTCCAGATAGGTAGGTTGATTGAACAACACCACTCATTGCGTATTTTCTAAAAGATTCTGTAACGTCAACTTCTTTATCTCCAAATACCTGACCTAAAGTATCATTGACAGTAAACACTGTATTCTGGCTATAGTTTTTAGATAGAGCATATATATTTTCAAACATACATCTTGAAGAACCACGAACAAATAGTGCCATATTGTTATATGTTGGGAGTGGATCTGTATCATCTACAATTTTTATTAGTTGATTATTTATATATAGATAGAATCTTCTAGTATTTCCAATGTCTATATATTCTACTGACAAATCATATACCGTTGAATTTTCTTCTCCTGCAAGTCTTTGCTGTCCAGTAAACTTTCCATCATCAACAATAATCTTTGATAGCCCACCCCAAAGTTTTACTGGTATTGCATTTGAGTTTGATGAATCTTTTTTAATTTTATAGAATACAACATTATTTACTGAGAACTGTGCATTATTATTTTCATCAACCTTTAGGTAAGAGTTTATGTTGTCTTCTGTTAATGCAACAATCTCAAAATAATAACCATTGTTTGTTTCTGGATTTAATAAAAATGCCAACCCTCCAGAGCCTCCACCTATATTTATATTTTGGTCTGGCTGATTTCCAGATAACTGGTAGTATGTAACGCTTCCATTTGGAGACTGCGTTCTAGTCGTATTGTTTTCAATTTTACCAATAATCCTTAGTCTAGTTCCAAAATGTTTATACGCATTATCTAAGTCCTTGTACACATAAGATAGAAAGTTTAAAGGAGTTTCTGTTGTCTTAAAGGATGGACCATTAAATACTAAAGCAGATGACTGAATTGTTCCTGTTTGTGTTGATGGCAAATTGTTTACTTCTGTTTCGCTTAAATAACTTGTAGCCATAAAATTCTTTATAATACTATTTCTTGTTGATTGCTTTGCAACAGTATTACTTATACCTGCTGCTGCAACCGTTGTTGCGGGAACCGTAGATGCAAGATCATCATCTAATTTTGTGCTAAATAAATATTGAGACTGCATATTTAATCCACGAACATTGTCGTTGTTTGTCCAATAACTATTTATTCCAGCAAAGTGGGGAACTATCTGAGTTGCAAACTGTGCACGTCCATGATCAACAACGGCACCATTCTGCAACCTTGTTAGTCCATCTATTGTTTCATAGTTTGGTGTTGCATAAATTCTTACAAGGCCTGTAGGATATATTTTTCCGTTAAAGGGTATTGATGAAAAATACTTTTGATACTCTTGATTGCTACTAATCCATACTTTTCCAGTTCCAGTAATGTCAAATTCTGAAGCATCGTATCTGATAACTTCTCCGTTAGAGTATACGTATCCGTTATACCTTGTTAGCCAGTATACATTTTCTCCAAGGTCTATTACATTATCTGTAAGAACATTTCCTACTACAACTGGTGGAGTTCCAACTAGGTCTGAGTTTAGTGGCATTGCTCCCAATACATAACTACCCTGCTTTGAAGCAAGTTCATTTATTGTTTTTGTATTTTCTGTTCCACTAACTTCCCACAAAAGAGATGGCTTATAGATCCAAGTTTTTTCTTTATCAATCATTGTTGATTGACGGATTGAACCATAAGATCTCTGAATATACCTAGTTGTATAATTAATCTTTCCATCATTATAAATCTTTTTATCTTGTGACGCTATAGCAAGAATATTAGGAAGATTTCCAGAACTAGAGTTTTCAACAATGCCAGAATCGATCTGGTTGTTAGATCCAGATAAAACAAAATTTGTTTCTCTTTGATCTAGTGTAGGCATTAAATAATCTTTGCTCATTACTACAAAATTATTATATTCATCAAAAAACATTGCACTTTGAGTTGATACTGCTAATTGATTTAAAACTTCTGCAACGTTTTGATCTGGGGCAACAAAAAAATATGGAATGATTGGATCTGATTCATCTTCCACACGCCTAAATGTATAGTTGCTAAATCCAATATAATCAAGAAGCATTGATACTGCATAACTAAGTGATGTCTGTGTTGTAAGTAATCTTGGTGCTGGCATTGACTCTAAAAAGAAATAAAAATCTCTTAACTCTATTGATAATTTTGCTGCAGTAACATCTGCTTGAGGAAATCCCTCTGAGTATAATGTTTTAATAGGAACAGAGTATTCATCACCTTCAACATCTAAGATTGATTCATAAAAAACAAACTTAATATTTTTTCTAATATAGTCAGCAACTATGCTTGATGTATTGTTTTCATTAAATGCCTGATCATCGTCAAATAAAGAAAGCGTTCCAGTAGAAGCAAGTAATTGTCCAACAGGAAGAGATGTAGTCCCTATGTCAGATAATATTTTTTTAATATTAAAATCAATAACCTTATCTGATATGTTTACAACTAGTCTGGGAGACATTTCAATTAAATCAAAGGTTGAGTCAAACTTGTTCATTGTTTCTGCTATAACTCTTATACCACGAATATAAGCAAACTCTCTATATGTGGTTTGATTGTTTGCATCATTAGTAAATAGTTCTGGGTTTGTTAAGTCTGTAATAAGTTTTGTTGAACGATTTAAAACTCCAGTGCCAAGTATCCATCCATATTCTGGAACAAAAGAATCATATTCTTCGCTTGATCCATTCCAGATGTATAGGGTTCCACGAGTGTTTATATTTTCAACTACAAGGTACCCATCTCCATTAAAAGATTGCTCTGGCAATAAGGTTGTAGATGCTATCTTTTCAATAAAGGTAAATGTTGTTTTATATTCATCTGGAAGTTTTAATCCATATTCTAACTCAACATAACCATCTTCTGGAATAATGGCAGTGTCGTTATCACGAACAGAGTTTTCATCAAAAGAATAGGCATCAATCCAACTATTTTCATTTAAATACTGAATCTTCCATCTGACTGGAGTTGTTTTATTTGTTGTGCCATATAGAGGATCCTGCAAGGTTCCTGACTGTGTTGTAAAAGTTCCAAGGTCTGCCGTTCCCACATTTGTTTGCATTTTTACTACAAGTCTATTTGCTGGTACATTTTCTTTATAAACTACAAATGGAACAGCATCATCAATATAGTTTAATCCATTAGATAAATTCTTTGCAATTCCTCTTTCAATATTATTTTCTGTTCTAAATGATGACCAATATCTAAATTGATCATATCTTGAAGCCATATAATATCTTGGTCTTTCTGCAAGGGAGGCACCAGAGTTTGCAAAATATCTATTATTAAAATAAGAGGCTTTGTTAATTCCAGAACGTGGTCTAAAAGGCTTTATACAATCTTCTAAAGAATATATCATCTTCATTTTTTCTTTAGTTGATGTAAATAGTTGCGGTACTCCAGAGTTATCAAACCCTCCATCTACAACAACATCTGCATCGGTTGCACCTGTGTAGTAGTTTCCTAAATCTAAACTATCAAAACTTAGGGGAAGTGTTCGGTATTGAACATCTGAATCAGTAGGTCTATATCTATAGTTGCCAAGTTTATATATATTATCTGGCATATTCATATTCCACTCAGCCAGGATTAATGACTGCAAGCGTACTGTTGAAGATGTTTCTAGGTGTGTCTTTAATGTCTCACTAACAAACATTTAGACCTCTTCCAGTGTTACCGAAATATTCCAAAGATCGTGATTTGACCCACCACGTTTTACAACAGAATAATTAAAGTCTGCAATATATACCTGCATGATTTGGTTATATTGTGCAAGATGTCCATAGTCTGCATCGGCCTTACCAAAGTTTGAGTATTTGTCATATGCCATAAACATCCAAAAAGGACCTGTATGGTTTTCATACCAGTCAAGAAGTTCTACTCCACCTGCTCCGCCATCTGCTGTAAATTCACCAGTTGTTTTTTTGTCAGGGGATAAACCAGTAGATAAAAACCCTGCATCTTGAAAGTATGCCCTTGATGGTAAATTACTCCATGAAACAGACATGGTTAACTTATCTGCTATATGGTATGAACGCATACGTCCATTAATGGTTCTTTGTCTTTGTTCTATTCTTGTTGGTGTAAAATTTAATTCCCCACGATTATGGTCTGAAAGAATGAGAAACTGATTAATTAGATCTGCATTTGTAGATGCATCAAAGTTACCTTGTACTTCATAGCCAGTTGGCAGGTATACCCCATTAACGAGTGTGCCAGGGTTCTCAGACCACAACAGGGCCTGGGGGCGTTCATACCTACGTCTACCTGTTAAATACGCTGCTGTAGCCATTTAGCCCCTCTGTGCCCTAATTCTCTGTGAATCAACTTGTCTAATTTGTGTCATAACGACTCTTGCAATATCTTCTGGATTTGCATTAGATTTAACATTGACGTTTAGATTATAATTATACACCTTCTCGCCATCGTATGATCCGCTATTGATTGCCTTCATTTTATCAACACCGTATGAGTCAACAGCATACTTAGTCATTACAAATTCTCCAGGAGTTAACATTGCTGGAACAGTATCTGTTCCTCTTGACATTCCCCCTACCGCAAAATACTTAGGAGCCATTCCGCCAGATGACATATATCTTGGAATTATTCCCCCATTCATTCTTCCAACCCTGCCCTTAATATTAGATGCTGCTAAATCTGCTGCTTCCTTTGCCTTAAATGATGCTAAAGCACTTGCTTGTTTTATTACTGCCTGTGATGCTGTTAAAGCATTTTCTGCTGCCTTTAATTGTGCTGCAATAGATGCTGCGCCAATTGCTCCGCTTTCTTGTGCTGCAAGAGCACTTGGATTTACTTTTGCTGCAAATAATGCTGCAGCATTCATATCTCCTGCTGCTTTGGCAGTTGCATATCCACTTAAGACTGCTGCTTTTGCTGCTGCAGCATCGGCTGCTTTTTGGGCTGCTTCATCGGCTGCTTTTTGTGCTGCAGCATCTGCTTCTCTCTTTAATCTTGCTGCTTTTTCTTCTGGAGTTTCTCCGCCACCATCGGAAGCGCTAGGAACAAATGCACTTGACTTTGTGGCTGTAGTAGTAGGTATTGTAGCCATTGCAGCAGCAATTTTACCAATAAGGGCCAGCATAGTTTCAAGTTCAAGTCTTGAATTTGTTAATGCTAGTTTATATGCATCAAGTTTAAGTTGAACTTCATCCCATTTTAGTTTTTGTTCTTCAATTTTAAGAAGTGCACCGTCAAGTATTTCTTGTTCTTTATCAAGTCTTGCTTGTAACTTATCTAAAGTTTCTTGTTCCTTTGCAAGTTGAGTTAACTTAAGACCATCAATAACTGTTTCAATTTCTCTAATTGATAGAAGTCTTGCTTCTCTTAATTCTGTTATGTTATAAACTTGATCTTCTAATGCAAGAATTTGTGCTTGTACTGTTTTTCTTTGTTGTTCAAGTGCATAAGACTGTTGACTAATTCTAAATTGCTCTGCTTCAATCTGTGCCTTTGTCATACCGCTTGCAGATACTACGTTATCGGTTTCAGCCTTTCTTGATGCAGCAATAAACTCTCCAGATTTACGGTTTGCTGCTTCTGCTGCAGTTGTACGCATATCGTTTGCAAGTTGTGCTGCTGCTGAAATATCACCTTGAGATAGTGCATCAGCAAGAGAAATTCTACTCTTTTCCTGTGCTGCAATATCAGAGTTAAGTTGAGATATTGTCTGTAATGCCTTTTCTTGAGCATCATACTTCTCATTAATTGCTTCTGTTGCTTTATCAATTAAAGTTAAGTCATTTGACAATACCGCTGATCTATCAGATAGAACTTGTAGTGGTCTATCAAAATTAATATCCATGCTGCGCTGGGCATCGTTAATTTTTTCCTGAAGGTCATCAAGGAAGTTTTGTCCAATACGTGGGTCATACTTAAGTTCAAAGTTAATCTTATCAATTTTGTTTTGTTCTATTTGAATATCATCATTTACCTTTTTAACAGCACCTTCTGCAAGAACAATGTCTGCTTTTAACTTAAAGGTATCTTGATCAAACTTGTTTTGTAATGTTCTGGCTTGTAAATCAAGAGCAGAAACATTTGCATCAATTGCCTCTTGTGTGGTTTGCTCAAAGGTTTTTGTTTGTTTTTCAATAAGTGTAAGAATGTCTAGATACTTTTTTGTTTGGGCAATTAAAGTTCCATACTGATCTGCAACCAATCCAGGTGAATTTGCAATTGCCATGACATTTGCTTTATCTTTAAGAATCTCAAGAATAACTTCTTGCTTTACACCAGCAGCAGAAAGTTTTTTATAAGCATCTACTTGTTTTTCTAAATCATTAATAGCAAACCCAAGTTTTTGTTGAGCAATCTGTTGATTTAACTTTAAAGTTTTGGCTAGTTCAGCATTAAATTGAGTTAATTCTTCTTTGCTAAACGCCCCTCCATTTGCTAAATCCAATGCAAGAGTATCATCTTCTAGAATTTTTATAATTTGATCTGTTTTATACCCAGCACTTGTCAATTTATTAAATGTTTGTATTTGTGACTCTAAAGATTTATTTGCTTCTTTTTGTGCTTGTAGGTATGATCCAATCGTTTCTACCTTGAATGCCTCATTATAAGTCTTTCCAATATCATTTAATGTTCCATCAATATTAAATAAGTACTTATAAACCAAAGCAAATTGCTCTGGATCAAATGATTTTAATAAATCAACAAGGTTTGTTGCTAAAGGAATCTTAGCCTTCTGTTCTAGTTCTTTTAATTTACCAAGTTGATTATCAAGCATTGGATTTTTAGTAGCCTTATTATCTTTGCCTAAGAATTTTTGCAAAGATTCTAGTGGCTTTAAAGCATTTAGAGTTCCTTCTTTAACTAATTTTAATTTTTGTACTAGATCATTTGCCCAAGACATATCTATCTTTGGACCATCACCTCCAGCACCTCCTCCAGTGCCAGGAAGTGATCCATCGATTGCCCCTGTTCCCTTCCATTCAAGTCCCATTGCTTTAAGAGCCTCGGTGTAGGCCTTTACTCCTTCTGCAGATTTTCTCCATGCATCATATTGCAATGATGCTGCTGTTCTAGCAGAATCAACAAACATGGTTGCTGGATCTCTTTGTTCAGCCTTTTTCATAAATCCAATTTTTAATGTTTTTTCAATATCTGCTTTAACTGAGTCTGCATCCTTTAACATTGTAAATGCAAAAATTGCTTCAAATCTTTTTTCTGCAGGAAGTTTCATAAAGTAATCTATGTTGCTTACAACATAATCTAATGTTGCATTTGCTGGCATTCCTGCTCCTGCAAGTTCTGTTTGATATTTTGTTAATAACTTAGCATCAAACTGTCCATTTGGAAAGCGTTTCTTAATTCCATCAATTTCCTTACCAAATGCAGCAAGTCTATCAATATCACTTTGATCAATTTCCATTCCCATATTTACTGGAATTGTATCTGGAGCCTTTGCATATTCTTCAAGGGCTGTAAGAACACTCTTAAGTTTTGCTGGATCTTTTCCAAGCAGTTGATCAGTTAAATTTTGGAATCCCTTTTGCTTTGTAGTATTTTCAAATCTTCCAAGAAGTGTTGTAATTCTACCAAGTGTTTCTGCATCTGTTGTTTCTAGTGCAAATTTAATAACTTGATTTATATCTTTGCCATTGCGCTCAACTACATCTTTAAGAACTAACATTTGTTCTGGTGAAATTGATTTTGATTCAACAAGAAGTGATATTCTAATTACATCTTCAATATTCATTCCTTGAAGTTGTTGTCCAAGAAGTTTTGATCCTATGCTATTATTCCATGCCTCTTGCATTCCAATAATTGCAGCATCCATTGTTTTTGCAAGCATCTTCTCATCTTTAGATTTAACAAATGGTAAGAATGCAAATGGGTCTGTAAATACTTCTGCAGAACTTTGTCCTACGCCTTCTTTATTGCTCTGATAGTTTTTAACTACTCCCAGATATAAATCTAAAACCTCTTGTTGTTTTTTAGCCAGATCATCTAGCCCTGCTGTTCTGCTTGCTTCAAGAGTAGTGATTCTTGATGTAATTCTTTCAATTTCCTGTAAGTTAGTTGTTCTATCTTTTTCAAGAGAGAGGTTTCCTATTTGAATACTATATTGATTACTTAGTGCATCAGCAGACTGTTGAATAGCAGCAAAGTTTTGAGAGGCAACACCCTGAAGTGTTCCTGCTGCTGCTCCAATTGCCTCTGCTTCTTTTCCTCTTTGGAATACTCTTGTTGCTATTGTTCCTAGTACCGCAGCAACTGCAGTTATTCTTCCTGGACCAATAGCCTTAATTGATTGTCCCATTAGGCTTAAGTTAGTAGTCGCTGCTCCAGCCTCTGTTGCAATTGCAGCAAGTGATAAATTATAAGCCTTTAGTCCAACTATACCTCCAGCAACTGCGCCACCTGCAAGGCCAGCAAACTCTCCTTTACTGTACATTCCCAGTTGTGAAGATCCAACTTCTTGGAAATTTTTGGCTACAGCATCAAATCCTGTTTGATTTGCTTTTATTAATTCAAGTTGAACCTTAAGTGGATTCTTTGATAAGTCTTGTCCATCTGGTCCAAGGATTTTCATTAACTGTCCTTGCATCTGGAATTCTAAATTTGGATCCTTTAAATCTCTTGCCATTTTAGTAATAACAGATTCTGCTTGAAGATAAGACAAAACTCCTTGATTTACTGCAGATGCTAACTGTGCAACAGATATTTGTCCAGCAATAGATGATTCATATTGTTTTGATAATTTATCAAAATCTTCTTTAAACTTTTTACCAGTTTCAGATCCAAGAAAGTTTTCACCAAATTGTTGAGATGCTGCTGGTGCAACAGATGTTCTTCCAAGTCTTTTTTGTTCTTCTACTTGGGTTACTGATACATTTCCAGTTATTTTTCCAAATTCTTCTAACTTTGTTGATGTCATTGCAAATTGCTGGGATAGTTTATCTCCCTCAATAATTGCTTTTTTAATTTGCTGAGACTGCATTTTTAAAATAAGGGCATATCCAATAGCAACTGAAGCAAGAAGTTTTACTGGAGTATTAAGCATTGGAGCAATCATTGCAAGCATAGCAACAGAACTTAGAGTGCTCATGTTTCTTGCCATCATGCCATTTGGATTTGAAGAAGCCTGTGCCATTCCCATCATAGGAAGCATTGATGCAGCCATTCCAATACCCATTGACTTTCCAGCACCATTCATCTGCTTTAACTGACGGGCATTCTTTAATTCTTCTTTAGTCATTGTTGATGCAACTTGAGTATTCTTTACTGTGCTATCTGCTGCACCACCTGCTGCTGAGCCAAGTGCTGTAACTGGTACAGTTGCTCCCTGTACTTTTCTTTTAAGATTATCAAACCTATCTCCAAGTGCTTTGACTCTTTTGTTATCAAGAACTTTATCAATTCCTCTTTCAACTCTATCTGGTGATCTTGAAGCAGCAGATGCTTGTCCTCCGCCTGCTGGAACTAATAGTCCAGATGGTGTATATACCATTCCTGCTGGTGCTGGTGTTCCAGAGAATGGATTAACATTTGAATTCTCATACCCTGGAACTTTATCAGCAACCATTGACTGAATAAGTGGCATGTATTTAGCAGATTGTTTTGCAGGAATTACAGATTCACCTGGAGAAAGCATTGCTGGCTGAATATCTCCAGCACCCTTTGGTCCAGGTACAGATACAATTCCACTAGCCAAATTCATTGGCTTTACCTTCATCATTGCATTATCTGTAAAGGTAAAGTCATCATAATATGAAGGCTTACGATTTAACCTGTACTCTAATGCAGCCTGAAGAGCCTTCTTCTCATTTGGAAGTTTATCAAATGGTGTCTTTTCTAGATTAGTTAGCAACTCTCTTGCTTGTGCAGCATTAAG